GAAGCTCACTATCGTACTTTACGATAAGATGTACATTGATGATGATGGCAAAGAGCAGTACTTCTACCCGGATAACAAGGTTACACTTCTTCCAGAAGGCAGCCTTGGAAGCACTTGGTTTGGCACTACACCGGAAGAAAGAACTGCAAGACAGGTAGCTGATGTTGATGTAACAACATATGGTGTAGGTATTACAGTCGCTACAAAGACAGAGTATGGACCACCTATGAAGATGTCAATATTTGCATCTGAGGTTGTACTTCCATCATACGAGAATATGGATAGCACATTTGTATATGAGGTTCATAGCGAAGAGTAGGGGGTGCAACTATGAAATATCCATATATAGTGATTCATAATGGTAAATGGTACAACGCAGGAGAAGAGGTGCCTGAGAGTAATTCTCCGGTATCTTCCGTTGGATATACAAAGACCGAAATCAACAGAATGAGTACCGCAGACTTGCAGAAACTTGCCGCAGAGCAGGGAATTGAAAACGCACAAGCAACAAGCGGTGCGGAACTGAAAGAAATTCTGATTGCAAAATTTAATCTGTAGGAGATCGCTTATGTCATACGCGCTTGTCGAACAAGTAAAAATTCGTTTAAAACAATTTCATATAGAAGAGGTAGAGGACGAAACGACCGGAGAAAAGTCCGATAAAGTTGTGTTTGATGAAAAAGAATGTAACCCTTTGATTGAACAGCTTTTAGAGCAGGCAAGGAAAGAGATTATCAGCAGACGGAACTATCCGGACACATACACGCAAGACCAGATTGACAGTGATGTTAAGAACTATGAAAACATTATGGTTAATTTGGCAGTGTACGACCGGTCACAGGCAGGAGAAGCATACATGGCAAGTCTCTCCGAAAACGGCGTGAACAGGACATGGAAAGACCGTGAAAGCCTTTTTGCTGGTGTATTTCCGTTTGTTAAAGCTATGTAAATATCGCCTATAGGGCATTAAAGAAGATTGAGCGTGACCATTATGGTTGCAGGCGGCGCACATTAAGCGGTGGTGGGCAGTGCGTCAAAAGGAGATTCAAATGAAAAGTATTTTGATTCAAACTTATCTTGTGGCACTTCCGATAGTGCTTGGATATATAGTTTGGCTTCTTAAACAACAAAAGAAAAGCAGGGATGCGAACAGTAAAGGAACAATGCTCCTTTTGCGCGTCCAACTTATTGAATACCATGCAAAGTACACCAGAATCGGAGAAATACCATCATATGCCTATCAAAACTTCTGTGAGATGTATGATGCGTACCATGCGTTAGGTGGAAACGGCATGGTTACGAAAATGAAACATGAGATTGAAGAGATTCATATAGGGAAAGGAGATAAAAGCCATGAGGAATTGGAAGGATTGGACTAAGAAAGCCGGAATCCGAGCAATCAAGACTGTTGCACAGGCGGCAATTGCCGGAATTGGAACGGCGGCATTTATGGGCGCGGTAGATTGGAAATATGTTCTTTCTGCATCAGTCCTTGCCGGAGTGTTATCGCTTCTGACAAGTGTTGCCGGAATCCCAGAGGAAAACACCAATGCTTGACATTAACAAGCAGGAAATGAAATATTCACAATCTGGTCAGAGGGTATTCATTCCACAAACTGACGAAAATGGAGATATTGTCTATGAAGGGTACAAGGATTCCGATGGGAACTTTGTACCTTATTTAGATTCCGAAGGCAACAAGATTCCAAAAGGCGAGGAAGTTGAAGGGTTTTCAGAACCTACGACATTCAAAGCCAATATCAGCAATAAGTTGTCAGAAGCCCTTGTGAAAGAATTTGGAATTGATGATAGTACATCATACTGTCAGCTTGTCACAGATAAAGGATATTTGCCACTGAAAGCCGGTGATGTGGTGTGGAAACGTTCGGAAGTCAAACGCACTGATGATGGACTTGTGGATTCAGAAACCGCAGACTACATCGTAAAAGGCGTTGCAGACGAAGGACTGACCACAGATTTATTTTTGCTTCGGAAGAATATTAAGTAGGTGATTGTATGAAAAAGAAACCTATTTCAATGACACTATCCACTAAGTCCATACAAGACGCTATAAAGAAATTAGAACAGTACCGCGATAGTTTACAGGCTAAATGCGATTTACTTGTTTCTAGGCTTGCACAGGAAGGTCAGACGGTGGCAATAAAACAAATATCGAAATCTCCAATAGGGAACACGATAACGGTAAGGGTAGATAAAGCACCACAGTTAATGACATCGAACGCAATTCTGATTGTGACCGGAAAAACGGTAACGTCAGAAGATAGAGAACCGTTCTATACTTTGTTGGCGGTAGAGTTTGGAGCCGGTATTTTTTATAACTCCAAAGAAAATCCAAAAGCACCGGAACTTGGATTCGGTGTCGGCACATATCCGGGGCAAATACACGCTTTTGAAGATGGTTGGTACTATTGGGATGATAAGACCGAAACATGGCGTTATACCCACGGTATCAAAGCCACAATGCCTATGTACAATGCGGAACAACAGATTATTCAACAGTATGTAAAGATTGCAAGGGAGGTATTCGGTGGAAAATGAGTTAAATAGTTGGGCACTTGATTTTGAAGATACCTTATGTTCCCTTTTGAAATCGTACATGGAAAGCAAGGTAAAAGGAATTAAAGTGACGCAAGATGAAGAATCGGGTGGCACCGCAACATTCCCGACGCTTTTAGTCAGACAAATCGGTGGAACAGAAGCCGGACGAACCAATGAAGCAAAGACAATCAATGCAATTCGCCCAACATTTCAGATCACAATTACAAACAAAGGTTCAAGAAAAGCAACTAAGGACATCGCAGCATATGCGGTGTCTTTTTTTAAACAACAAATGTTTGAGGTATCAAATGTAATCTCAACAATTTCCAAGCAAGTGCGAACGGTTACATTCCGCGCAACTCGCGTAATTGGAAACGTTGAGCATTTAGATCAGCTATAAGCAGAAAGGAAGTAGAAAATATGGCATCAACAAGTTATAGAACTCGTGTCATTGTAAAAGAGCACACGGACAAACAGGCTGACTTTGCAGGAACATACAATCTTTTGGTTGCGGCTAAGTCAGTTCCAAGCCCTGCATCACCACCAAACACTGTTGAGTCAACAACAATGGAAGATGACCAGCAGACTTTTGAAAAAGGAATTAAGACTTCTGATTCAAGAGAAATCACAGGAAACCTTGAAAAAGAATATCTTTCAAAGGTGGATGGATATGGAGATAAAAAACTTGATATTATCCATCTGTACGGAACGGATGGTATTGGCGGTGTAGCGAAGTACGCATATGTAGGAACTGCAACAGCCACACCTAACGATGTAGGTGGAAACGATGAAATTCTTGAAATGACGGTAACGGTTATTCCAAGTACAGCATCAGAACTTGTTACCGACAAGCTGAAAGTCGTTGATAACAACGATGGAACATTCACTGTAACAGTGGTGGGGTAAAAAGCCTATCGGACGAGCAATCGACCGCACCGGTAGGCGAGGATGAACGGTCGATCGCAGAACTTGAAGTATAAAATAAGCAACAATGGGGCGGTGGCAACACTGCCCTTGCCAATATAGGGCAGAAAGGCAAGGTAAAGCATGAAAGTTAAATTAGGTGGAAAAGAATATACAATTCAGTTTGCAACAAGACCATCGTTAAAATCACATATCTTACAGGATATTATGAAGACGCAGGACATGGAGGATATTTCTTCTATGGAAGATATTCTTCTTGAAACACTTCCTAAGACGCTTCTTGTGGGGTTGCAGATGCATCACAATGAGGAATTTGGATATGATTACAAAACAAACAAGGGCTACGATGAGCAGCTTGAGAAGGTGTCCGACATTCTCTATGATGCGATTGATACAAACGAGATTAACTGCATGGATTTATTCGCTGATATGCAGGAGGAAATGATGACAAACGGTTTTTTAGCGCAGATGATGGAGTCGTTGGAGAGAGCGCAGGAGCAGGAGAAAGAGAAGAAAAAGACCCCATCCAAAGCGAAAACCAAGAATTAACATGGGAATATTACGTTGCGGAAATCCGTCCGTTTTACCTTGTGGTAACGAAAGGCTACGGATTTTCCGTTGATGATATAGATATGATGAATCCAGAGTTGCTTAAGCCTTATGTGGATGCATACAAGGCAGAATGGAAGCAACGCGATGTGGAAATGTATATGTGGTTTGGCAGATATGCAACGTCAGCACTTGTTACAGCAATAGACGCGACATTCGGCAAGGGTAATAGTAAGTACGTGAAAGAAACTTGCTATGATTCCATCGAAAAGCATAATACGGACGATCCCGATGCAGAGATACGAGAAATGCTTAAAGCGGAAGAAGCATGGGCGGCTGAATCAAGGAAATCACATTTACCAAAGCCAAAGATAGTTTAAGAAAAGAGGTATTGCTATGGCAGTAATTATCGGAAGTGCGCGGCATGATGAACACGGCAACTGCTATTCCGGTGGGAAAGCCGGAGACCAGACCGGACAGGAAGTGTCTACGCAGAAGTTTTATAACCATTCTAAGGGATGGAATGTGTTAAGAGCAAAGGATAATAAAGTTGCGGAAAAGTTAGCTGAAGCTATGAAGATTGCGTGTGACAATAACAATATCGGCTACGATCAATCGGAACGCTACGGAGTCATCAAACATGGCATTAACACAAAGGTCAAGACGGAATGCGATTGTTCTTCTCTTGTACGCGCCTGTATTATCTATGCATCCGGTAAGGATGTGGGAGATTTCAATACATCCAATGAGCGACCGGTAATTTTGAAATCCGGTTTGTTTGATGATATGGGTTCTTATCATGCCGGGTTTATTCTTCGCAACGGAGATATTCTTGTGACACGTATAAAAGGGCACACAGTGATTGTTGTAGGCGGCGCGAAGAAAAGCAAAGCCAAGTATTATCCGAAGTATAAGGGAAACTCAAACTCAATCGTTGAAGCATTAAAAGCTGTTGGGGAAGATGATGTATCGAAAGAACATCGTGCGGAAATCGCAAAGAAGAACGGATTTTCCAATTTTAAGTTTACATCAGAGGAAAATTCAAAAATGCTTTCTCTTCTGAAAAAGGGAAAACTGAAAAAGTAATTCAAGGGCGGTAAGGGTCAAATCTTACCGTCTTTTTCTTATGTAGAAAGTTGGTGGATAAATGGAATTAGAGTCTCTTGAAATAAAAATCCAAGCACAGGCACAACAGGCAAGCGGTCAGATAGATGCGCTTGTGACAAGGCTTGGGAGATTATCTTCCGCACTTTCAGGACTTAGTACCGGAAATCTGAATAGTCTTTCCACAGGGGTAAACCGACTTGCAGGGGCAATGACGGCAATGCGTGGAATTGACACACGGACTTTTTCCGCAGTCGCAAGAAACGTAAGCAAATTAGGCTCCATCAACAGCAAACAGATTAATGCCGCGGCTGGTTCTATGCGTCAGATTTCCAATGCATTAAAAGGGATTTCTGGAATGTCAGCATCTGTTAAGGGTCTGACCGATCTTGCATCTGCAATCAAACAGCTTGGTTACCAGAGTTCCACCAAAGCGATTGAAAATATCCCGAAACTTGCCACGGCAATGCGACAGCTTATGTCTGAACTGTCGAAAGCCCCTAGCGTAAGCCGGAATATTATTGACATGACAAATGCATTGGCAAAATTATCACGTACCGGTGGAGCGGCAGGAACAGCGGCAAAGAGTATAACAAGCTCATTTAGCGGATTTAGTTCAAGTGCTTCTGCGGTTACCAAGAAGTCGTTCTCCCTTGCGTCTGCAATCGGAAAAGTGTATGCAACGTATTGGGCTTTATTTCGAGGATTTAGGCTACTTGGAGACGCCATTGACATATCATCAAGTTTGACAGAGGTTGAGAACGTTGTAAGGCAGACATTCGGGCAGTATGAAAGCCTAATTAACAATTTCGCAAAAACATCAATTGAAAAATTTGGTATGTCTGAATTGTCCGCGAAACAGTTTGCAAGCCGTTTCCAAGCAATGGGAACCGCCCTTGATATTCCGCAAGGGCAGATGGCAAAAATGTCTATCCGGTTGACCGAATTAGCCGGAGATATGGCTTCATTCTACGATGTGAGCCAAGAAGATATTGCCAAGAGTCTGCAATCTGTATTTTCCGGTACTACGGCACCTATGCGGCGTTATGGTATCGACTTGACACAGGCAACATTAAAGGAATGGGCTTTAAAACAAGGACTTGATGCGAACATTTCCTCAATGACGCAGGCTGAAAAAGCCATGTTGCGTTATCAGTATGTACTTGCACATACAACCAATATCACCGGAGATTTCGCACGTACAGCAGATACGTGGCACAATCAGATAACCATGCTTAAAGAGAACTTCAAAGCACTTGGAGCGGTTGTTGGTGGTGGTTTAATCAATGCATTCAAGCCATTTATCAAGGTACTTAATTCAGTTCTGCAAAAGGTTATTTCCTTCGCAGAGATGGTAACAAATGCTTTAGGTTCTATCTTCGGATGGAAGTATGAAGCAAGCAAAGGGGCAGGAATCAGCGGTCTTGCTGATGATATTGGAAGCGCATCTGACGGCATGGACGATTTAAGCAATGCCGCAGGAAACGCAGGGAAAAACACAGGCGGTATCGCAAAGAATGCCAAGAAAGCAAAAAAGGAAATCCAACAGGCAACTCGTGCATTTGATGAATTAAAAGTTATTTCGAAACAGAGTAAAGATAACACTTCTGGTTCTGGAAGTGGTGGAAGCGGTGGAAGCGGTGGCGGTTCTGGTGGTGGAGATACCGGGAAACTAGTTCAGACCGACACGATTTTTAAGAAATTCAAAAGCGACATCAAAGACCTTGAAGGACTTGGAAAAGCAATTTCCGGTGCTCTTATCAATGCAATGCGAGGCATCAAGTGGGATGAAGTATACGCAAAAGCGTCCGGCTTTGGTAGTGGACTTGCAAAATTCCTTAATGGACTATTTAAAGGGCAAAAAGGAACAACGCTTTTCGGAGAAACTGGAAAGCTGATAGCTAATTCATTAAATACAGTTCTTCACGGATTGGATTCATTCGGCACAACGTTTGATTGGAAACAATTTGGAAATTCAATCGCAGACGGAATCAACAAGTTTTTCCAAAACTTTGACTTTGCATTATTGGCTCAAACACTTAATTCGTGGGCGCAAGGCGCGTTTGATGCAGTTACGACAGCATTAAGTAAAATTTCATGGAAGGATGTTTGGAAAGGCGTCAAGGATTTTTTAAGCAACTTAGACGTAAAAACAGTTGCAATTATCATCGGTGCACTGACAATCAAAAAAATCATTGGATTGCATCTTGCAAAAACCGCACTTGATATAATCGGAACTTCCATTTCGAAAGCAATAGCCGGTTCACTTGCATCAAGGCTTGGCGTTGAAATTGCGGCAAATGAGGGAATTTCAGCGGTATTGTCTACCGCTCTGTCAAAAAAAATAGGAGGGGCGTTTGCTACACTTGGGGCAACTGTTTCGGCTGGCGCAAAAGCCTTATTCGGCAGTGGAGCCGCAGAGAGCGCGCTTGCATTTATAAGCCCTGTTGCAAAAGCAATAACCGGAATAGGCTCCGTTGCGATTGGCGCATTTACTGCAATATCAAACTTTGTGACCATGTTAAAGAACGGATTCAGTTGGCTTAATGAAGCACTTATGCTTGTCGGAGTTACGATTACGGCAGTCGGAGCGGTTATTTTAGGGGTAGCGGCAGCACCTGCAGCGATTACCGCAGGAATAGTAGCCGGTGTTGCAACGGCGGCTGTAGTAGTCAAGGATCATTGGAAAGAAATAAAAGAAATTTTCTCAAAAGCCGGAGATTGGTTTAATACTAATGTGATTAAGCCAATAAGCGGATTTTTTGAGGGATTATGGAAATCCGTTTCCGGTTTTTTCTCTTCTTTATGGAAAGATATATCCGGTGTATGGGAAACAGTTTCTGGATGGTTCAATACTAATGTTATAAATCCTATTGTTTCATTTTTCCAAGGATTTTCAAAAAGAGTTGGTCAAATCTTTGAAGGATTGTGGATCATTGTCAAGGCTGTATGGATTGTTGTTTCTGATTGGTTTAAATCAAAGGTAATAGAGCCAATAAAGAAGAATTTTGAATTATTGAAATCGACAGTATCAACCGCATTCAAGGTTCTATGGACAACTGTAAAATCGGTATGGGCGGTGGTTTCCGGTTGGTTTAAGGAGCATGTTACAACACCTATCAAGAATGCTTTTAGCTCAGCAAAAGAATCTATTCAGAAAGCTTTTAGCGCGGCAAAGACAGCGGTAACCGGGGCGTGGAACAGTGTTTCTAGTTGGTTTAAAGAACATGTAACCACCCCGATAAAAAATGCTTTCTCGAAGATGAAAGAAAGTGTAGCTGAAATATTCAGCAAATTATGGAATAGCGTGAAAAGTGGCGTTGCCGGGGCAATGAACACCGTAATTTCAAGAATTGAAACAGCAATAAATTCATTGATCGGTGGAGTGAATACCGTTTTGAGAGGGTTCAACAGTGTTGTTTCTGCGGCGGCTAAAGTAGCAAAGGTAAAGTGGAGCGGAGTCGATCTTGTGCCGAAAGTGAGCCTACCTAAAGTAAAGGCTTATGCAACGGGCGGTTTTATGGATAAATATAGCATAGCAACAGTTGGAGAAAATGGACTTCCGGAAATTATGGGAACAGTCGGAGGTAAGCCAGCGGTCGCAGGAAGCCAAGAAATTACCGGAATCAAAGATGCTATCAATTCAACATCTGCGCAAGAGGTTTCCTTACTGCGACAACAAAATCAGTTATTACAAGCTATTTTACAGAAAAATTTCGGAATTACTACAAACGACATAGGAAAAGCTGCAAGGGATTATGGTAGAGAACATTACAATCGAACCGGAGACAATGTATATGTTTTTTAGTGACTTCTATAATAGAACGTGATATAATTCTAAATAAATCATATCACAAGAAAGGAGTCATTATGAGAAACACAAAAAAATTATTAGTAGCGATGGGATTGGCATTTGCCGTTTTGATTTCGGCTATGCCAATCCAAAATGCAGATGGGGAACAGATTGTTGCACAGGCGGCAACTATCAAATTAAGCAGAAAGACTCTTAATTTAAAAATTGGAGAATCAGCAACATTAAAGATAAGCGGAATGAGGAAAACTGCTAAATGGAGTAGTGGCAATAAATATGTTGCTTCTGTAAACAAGTCTGGAAAAGTTCTGGCGGTTGGAGAAGGAACAACGTACGTAAAAGCAAAAATTGCAAAGAAAACGCTTTCTTGCAAAGTTACCGTCACTTCTTCCTTTAATGCGAACAAGGTAAAGAAAAACATCTCAATTGAATACCAAGATAGTGGTCATGGAGTTGTTGCTATCTTGAAAAACAACAACAAGGTAAATGTTGATCTGGACGCAAAACTTGTATACTACAAAAACGGTAAAATGCTGGATAGCAAAAGCGATTGTAACAGAGCTTTTGAATCCGGTAAGGAATGTGTTCTTTATTTTGACGCACCGAGCGATTCTGATTATAACGATGTTTCTTATGATAACTATAAAATGTCGTTGAGTGTTGATGAAGCAACAAATGCTGTTTGTGATGTTCGCAATATAATGGTTCAATCGGACATTGGAGCAGATAATGTTACGGTTGAAGCTACAAACGATTCCGGAAAAGATTTTTCATTTGTAAAAATTTCTTGCGTAATGTATGATGCATCTGGCAACTTGATCAAATATGATTATCATTATGCAGAATGTGAAAAGAATGGAGATACAGATTATTTTTCATTTAGTTTTCCGTACGATTCAAATTACGATACGATCTATCCGAGCAGCTATAAGATATATGTTGATGAAGCATATACATATACTTGGTTACAGTAAAAATTGAAAGATAAATGATACTTAAGCCGTGGAAACACGGCTTATTTTAATTCCAAAATCGGATTGACACAAAATCAAAAATAGTCTATCCTTATTACTAAGGAAACAACCTTATCCGTGAAGAAGCGGATTACTTACTTGAACGCCATACTGTACGAAAGAGGAAACCAATGTGATTTCACAAGCGGTTTCCTCTTTTTTATTCAGATAAAAATGTATGGAGGTAGACACGAATGAAAAAATCACAACTTATGCTTAAGATTCAAAATAGCATTGAGGTATTTGAAAATCCGATATTCGGACAGATAAGAATGACCATGGTAGATGATGAACCATGGTTTGTTGGAAAGGATATATGCGAAGTATTCGGAGATACGAATTACAGAAGAAGCCTTTCGAATATTGATGATTCTGATAAGGGTGTGTCACAAATTGATACTCCAGGTGGAAAACAAAAAATGACGATTGTTAATGAAAGCGGTTTGTATTCCTTGCTTTTTCAGATGCAACCTCAAAAAGCAAAGGGTGTGTCACAAAACGACGCCCTTATAAACGAAAGAAAAGAAAAACTTCATAAGTTCAAACGTTGGGTAACATCCGAGGTTCTCCCTACAATCCGTAAAACAGGTGGGTATGTCAATAATGATGAATTATTTATTTCCACTTACCTGCCATATGCAGATGAAAACACTAAGCTGATATTTTCCCAGACATTAAAAACTGTTAGAGAGCAGAACGAAACCATTAAAAGGCAGAAGAAAGAAATCATCCATAAGGAAGATGTTATTATCGGACTCGTTGATGATATTGACTTGGCAACCAAGAGACAGCGGATAACACAGATTGTCCGTTTCGGTGCCGATGGAAAGTATCAAGAACGCTATTCGTTGCTTTATGGAGAATTTGAAAGGAAATATCACTGCAACCTTAAATCAAGGATGGAAGGTTGCACACTCAAACCAAAAGTAAGAAACAAGATGGATTATATCGACAGGGAAATGGGAATGATTCCGCAGTTGTACGAAATCGCTTGCAAACTTTTTGAAAACGATGTAGAAAAACTGAAATCTGAATGGGAATCAGTAGTAGCTTAAAATTTAATCAAATGGATAGCATCTACCAACACGGTAGGTGCTATTTTTATGCCCATTTTTAGGAGGTAAACGATGGGATATGGTGGATATTTAGTAAAGTTTGGGAATTATACCATACCGAACAATTTAATAAAGCAGGACACGTTTAGTTCCTATGTAAATATGCAGGACAAAGACCCTTGGACGGATGAAAACGGATATGAGCATCGTGATGCCGTGGAACTGAAAGCCTTAAAAGTTGAGTTTGAAACCAAAGCTATGCTGACTGAAAAGCAGTTTGATGATTTTTGGAAGAATATCGAAAAGAACTATACCAAGGCAAAAGAGCGTGGCGGTTATATCACGGCATACGTGCCGGAGAAACGCGGATATGTGACGCAGTACGGATATATCGCTGACATTCAGCCTACGTTCTATTCTGTGGCGAATGGGAAGATTAAGTATGACCCAATAAAATTTTCGTTTGTAGGTGGTGTATATGATAAATAGCAATTTAAAAGAAAAGTATTGGGATTCCGGCACAGACAAGCAGATGGTTATATCTGTTGTTGGAACAAATCAGAAAATAGACAATTCGATGCTCGAAGTCGGTACGTTTTCGCTTGAAGAAAGTCTTTGCTCGGAATCAGAGTTAAAGTTTGGTGCGTGTGAAGCAAACTGTGTAAAATTCACAGCACGAAACACCGCAGGAAGCATTAACGGTAGAACTATTTCCATTTCGGAAACAGTTGACGGAGATAGCGAAAATCCGATGCTATACGGAGTTTTTAAGGTTGCATCCGATGTTCCTACGGCTGACCGGACAAAACGGCAGATTACGGCATATGACGCTATGTATGACATTATCAATTCCGATGTAAAGGCTTGGTATGCAGGACTTAGCTTTCCCATGACGCTTAAGCAGTTCAGAGATAGCTTCTTTGCATATCTCGGAATTGAACAGGCGGTAGCAACATTGCCTAACGATTCCATGACAGTCAATAAGACGATTGTAGCCACACAGACGGACGATTCAAGCGCGGTTACAGAAGAGTCCTCTATCAGTGGAAAAACGGTTGTAACGGCAATCTGTGAGATTAACGGATGCTTTGGTAATATCAACCGAGATGGCAAGTTTGAGTATGTCTTTCTGAAAGCAATCGCAAGCGCGCTTTATCCGGCAGAAGATTTGTTCCCGGCAGACAATTTATTTCCGTCTGATGCAAACACAGAGTCCATGACCGGACACTACATCACGTTTGATTACGAGGACTTTCAAAGCAAGGCAATTACGCAGCTTGAAATCAAGACAAGCAATGATAACGCCGGTGCTATTGTTGGAACTGCCGGAAACAACTATTCGATTACAGGAAACTTTCTTGTATCAGACAAGACCGGAGCGGAGCTGAAACAGATTGCAAATAACCTATTGCCGATTATGGCACAGGCAGCATATACGCCGATTAAAAGTTGCACTTGTGTCGGCAATCCATGTCTGACACTTGGGGAACCAATCCGGTTCAATACCACAAGAGAGATTGTTGAAACGTATCTATTGCAACGCACCCTAACCGGAGTACAGAGCAAGAGAGATTCAATCTCGGCACAGGGTACGCAGACACACTCCGCAAAGGTTAATTCTATCAGAGAAACACTTGAAAGCGTGGAAAGACGTACCGGAAAGTTAGAGAGGAACGCAGACCATCTTCAATCCACTTATGAGGATTTAGAAGAACAGACAAATACCAAGTTTGAGCAGACCGCAAAAAGCATTTTAGCAGAAGTTGATCGTGCACAAAAAGCGGAAGGGCAATTAGACGCATCATTGGAATTGAAGTTAGGCAGAGATGAGAACGACCAGGTTATTTCGATGATTAATGCAAGTGCCGACCAAATTGTGTTGCGAGGAAACCGATTAATTGTAGAATGTAACAACTTTGAACTAGACGGTAGCGGACGAGTACATATAATAGAATCTCTGCTTTTTGACAGTGGTGAGGTATCTGGTGTAGAGATATTAGGACATGATGGAAGAAATAATGCATTATTGCAGAATGTTAAGTTGGACTTGTCATCTGTTACTGATGCAAACGGGGAAAACTTGGCGACAGAAAGTTATGTTGACGGTTCGCTGAGTGGCTACGCGACCAAAAACGAACTGCCAAGTGGGTATTTTACAGATGTAAAATATACACTGAATGATGGGTCTACGACCAAGTATTCGCCAAGACACTTTAATAAAATGTCTGATTTCGGTTCAAGGGAAAGTACCTTAGATATCGAGGGTCTTTTGATTTCTATTCCGAGTTCCGACAAAAGATTGAAAAATAATATACAATCATTAAGGGATATTAAAAGCGTGTATATGGCAATGTGCCCGGTTGAATACACATGGAAATCCGGATACATCACGCAGCACAAAGGCTTGCAGTTTGGTTTAATTGCGCAGGATTTAGAGAAGATTTTGCAGGATGCCGGATTGTCCGATAGCGGACTTGTACTAAAAGAAGATGCCGAAGAGGATGAAAAAGCAATTCACGGAGATTCAAAGACATGGAAAATTGACAAGGAAAATCTCCATGCAATGCACATACAGATGATCCAGATGCAGCAGAAAGAAATCGAACTTTTGCAGCAGAAAAACGAAGATCTGGAACGCAGATTATCAGCGTTAGAAAGGAGTGTGAACCATGCAGAAAATTTATAGCCGGACATACTGGGAGAATTTTCCAAGCGAGAAAACAGCAATTGATGCCATGCGGTTAAATAATGCGGAAGCCGGCATTGACAATCTGGATGATCGTGTGGTTGCTATGGATGCGTCTAAGGTTGATTTGGCAAAGGCAAATGAGCTTGTGAAAGAAATTCTGTGGGATGAATCAAAGGGAACGATCACTGTTGTGAAAATGAACGGTTCCAAAGCAGTCATTGATACCAAGTTGGAGAAGCTGGCAGTCAACTTCAAGTATGATCCGGAAAGTCAGCAGTTGGTAATCACGCTTGACGATGGCACGGCGCAGAACGTGGACTTATCCGCGCTGATCACGCAGTATGAGTTCTTAGAGGGTGACGAGATTGCATTTGAGGTCACTTCTGATGGAAAAGTCAAGCCGATGATTAAGGGCGGCTCAATAACTGAGGATAAGTTGCAACCGAATTTCTTGGCGGATATTAAGGTAGAATCTGCCAAGGCGGTAGCATCTGCCAAAAGCGCAAAAGAGTCCGAAACCAAGGCGGTAGCATCCGCCACAGATGCCAAGGACAGCGCAGACCGAGCGCAGGGAATCGAAGACGAGATTAACAAGAAACTCACAATGACAGAATTTGATGTGAATGAGGATGGAGAGTTGATTTACACGGACAATTCTGCTTATAACTTTGTCGTTGACAATGACGGAAATTTAAATTGGGAGGTGGCTTAGAATGGCTATAGCAGGAAGAGTGGCAATTGTGCCAAAGGGCGATTGGAGCGCAGATGCTACATATAAGAGATTGGATGCAGTAACTCATAATAACACATTGTATTTTGCAAAAAAGAATGTTCCGGCAGGAACGGTAACAAGCAATACGGAATATTGGTCTAAGTCTATTGCGGGCGGAGCTAGTGCGATTGCAACAACAGAGGATGCCGGAGTTGTAAAGCCGGACGGAAAAAGCATGAGCGTAGATGAAAGTGGAACGCTTAGTATTAACTTGGATGGCACCACAATTACATTGGACGAAGCGAAAAACGTCATAAAGTTGGCAGATGCACTAAAAGAAAAGATCGGAAGCGCACTGCAACCGGAAAGTATCGTAAATAACCAGGTAACAACAGAAACCGGGTTTGCATTAGATGCACGGCAGGCGAACCCGAATATAGACGGCACGCTGGCGAAACAGTTAAGTGATTTAAACGGCAGTTTAAATGTTAAGGTTACTGCTAAATATTATGTCGCAAATAAAGATGGCATGTCTATTGAGTTTGATTCTATTGGATTTGGAACCATCATTGTTAACAATGAAAATAATTTTGGTTTATACATTTATAATAAACCATATTTAATTCATATGCATACAGTAGTAGATTTTCCTGGGATATCTTTTGAAATAAAGAGCGATTCAATTGTGATGAAAAATATACCGAAATACACATCCATTAAATTATTGCAGTGACATTGATTACTCCTGTTTAAGCGGTGCCGCTCCCTTCGTGGGAGCGTGGATTGAAATTCTAAACGATTATTTAAATGTTTATAACATCAACTTGAATCCAAGATCGTTTTGATGCAATCGTTACCAATCGTGTTGCTGTATCAAGTTTAATTTCATATGTTTGCGCTATAACACTTAGGTTAAAGAAAGGAAGGTAATAAAAATGGACAAAATTATCCTTAAAAACAAAACAGAGTTCGAGATTGCCGATGGTGCAAGCCTTGGCAACATCCAGATCCAGTCCCAAAATTTTGACGGGATTAAAACGATCACGGACGCTTTCACGGAGGACAACCTGCAGGAAGTTACATTTACACATAATGGCGAAACATCCGGCAAGTACACAGATCTGAAATCCGATGGGTTTACATATATGCCGAACGTGGGAGAGGACGGAGCAGAAGACGGTACATATACCGTTACTATCAGGTTGCGAACAAAAACGGAAATGGAAAAGGCAATTGATGAGCTTAAAGCAGGACACGAAGCAAACGCAGAAGCAATCGAAGAATTGGCAAGCATTACCGCAGAAAGTGAGGTGTAGGATATGGTTAAATTCTACGTGAGACGTATTCTTGTAGATAAGAAAATGACGATTGATGAAGTGCCGATGCGTTGGCGCGCAAAAGTGCAAGAAGAGATTGAGAAACAGCTTTCCGCTTCTCTGCAATGACATTTCCTGTCGAAACTTGCGACCGAAAAATGTTGAAATCATGCATATTACAGTGATACTATGGACTTGTCCGAAAGGACACTTCAAGTTCTGGCATGGGTGGGGTTTGGCATGGCTCCGCCCATAATTGGGGATTGACTATGCCGAACATACGTTCTATAATGGGGTATAAGGATTGGGGGTTTTGTTATGGACTTTAAAAAGATGATAATTGAATTACTTGATAAAATCGATGATTCAAAGATTTTGCGTTATATCTACATAATAATTTCTGACATTGTAAAGGAGATTGAGAAATGAAAAATTCAAAGCTTGAAATCAGATCAATTGATGAAGATAGCATTTATTGCGAAGTTTTGATTGATGGTCATGTAGTGCATGGAGTGCGCAGTATACGATTTGAAAAGAAAGCGCAATCCATGCCAGTTGTTCACCTTGATTTTAATTGCATCAATATGTCAATAGACTCTCCGTTTGTTACAAGATTAGAAGGAAATGACGGAGAGGGAGAGATTGAGATTAAATTTAAGAATCAAGACCACGCCATATAGGGCAATCGTTTCTTTCGCAATGATACGTTGTGTCGCTATAACCACAACGTATCTTGCCTTTTGCGTATACAGTTCCTTCGTTGCTATTGTATGGAACTTGTTCAACTTCTATTGTAACATTTTTATTAACCAATTCACAAAATCCATATTCTTTTCTTAACATAACTATTCCTCACTCAATAAATCTATCAATTCAAAAACGTGCTTTTTCTTCTTATCTGAAAGGGCAAGTATCTTTTTAATGGCGTTTTCCAAGTCCACATCGTTTCTTATTTTAGATATAAGATGAGCCGATTCATCCGAAAACGCGGAGTTTTCTTCGCCTGTCAATATCCAATCTGTACTCACTCCAAAATATTCAGCAATTTTTATTATTCTCGATGATGGAATATCCTTCGGTTTTGATATAGAGCCGTTGCTAAATTCCAACTTTTCTTCTAGGGCAGTCATGCTAATCCCTGATTTTTTGCATAATAACCTAATTCTTTCTAGCGGTGTCATAATTTCCCTCCATTTCACTAGAACAATTTCTATAAAATGGGTTGACAAACTAGAGCATCTTCTATATAATGGCTTTATCAACTAGAAAATGTTCTACGAAATATAAATAGAGACTGTTCTTAAATTCATTTGGCAAATTTATTTTAGAATATTATCTACATTATGTCAATAGAATATTTTCTAAGTCTATAGAAAAGGAGGTATACGATTTGCTTTACGACAAAATCAAGCAACTTTGCAATGAAAAGGGCACAAACATTATGAGAGTCGAGAAAGAAGCAGGGCTTAGCAATGCTACAATCCGCAAATGGAACGAATCTTGCCCTAGTGCAGAAAACCTTAACGCCGTTGCAAAGGTTTTAAATGTAACTGTTGATTCTCTTCTTAATTAGAAAGGAACTGAAAAGAATGGAAGAAAAAAGATACCGTCTTTTAGACGAAGAAGGAAAAGCCACAATCGTAAAGAAAGACAAGGATAGATATATCGGTCTTGATGAATTAGCGCAGCACATAGCAATGAATATCGTTGATGATTACCAAAGCATTTTGGACGGCGATAAGAAAATCGAAGATACAAACATTGAATTATCCGTCAAAGTCCTTACCGCCATTTCTCCGGTCATTAAAACATATTAGAAATGTTTTATGTTGCGGAATGGGTTTTCTGCCACCTCTACGCTGGATAATTGATTTTCTTCTTTGGGTAGAGATTCTTTGATTTCTTCACGGTATTGGTCGTACTTGGTTTTGAAATCATTGAAAGAATCGTTACATCCACAGATTTTAGCGATAGCGTAGGCAGATACATATTCATTGTTCAAAAATTCACCTCCCTTATTTGATGATAAGGGAATTATACCACAGAAAGGAGATTTATGAACGAATTACAGATTTTCAATAATGAAGAGTTCGGAGAGATTCGAACAATTACAAAGTACGACAAGACATATTTTGCCGGAAGCGATGTTGCGAAAGCATTAGGATATGCAATACCTCACAAGGCAGTGCAAACTCATTGCAAGGGGGTTCTAAAATGGAACATCCCTACTAGTAGCGGAAACCAAGATGTTTTATTCATAACAGAGGGTGATATTTACCGACTCATTATGAAATCAAAATTACCTAGCGCGGAGAAATTTGAAAAATGGGTAATGGAAGAAGTCCTTCCGTCAATCAGAAAGAATGGCGGTTACATAGCAGGGCAGGAAACCTTGTCTGATGAAGAGTTGCTTTCCAAGGCACTTATGGTGGCACAACGAAAGATTGATGAAAAGAACAACATTATTGCTATGCAGGACTCGCGAATCCAAGGAATGATACCTAAAGAGATTTTCGCAGATGCGGTATCAGCAAGCCATACATCAATCCTCATAGGAGATTTAGCAAAGCTGATTTGTCAGAACGGTGTGCAGATAGGACAGAAGCGGTTGTTTGAGTGGTTACGAGAGAATAACTTCCTTATTAAAAGCGGTACTTCAAGGAATATGCCAAAACAGAGATATGTTGAACAGGGATTGTTTGAGGTTAAGGAAAGTAACATTCAGAATCCGGACGGTTCCGTAAGAATCACAAAGACAACGAAAGTTACCGGAAAAGGACAAGTTTACTTTGTAAACAAGTTTCTGAAAGGAGCATGGGCATGATATACCAGGTTATTAAATATGTCAGCTTTTTAATTGGAATGGTTACTTGTTGCTTTCTTGATTCATCTGATTCGGTTATCAACGCTCCGACAGTGATCGCATTTGTATGCTTTGCAATAACACTGATTGCAGAGATAAAGATAACCATTGATTTATCAAGAGAGGAAACAAACCGCAGAATACGAGAAAGGAGAAAGCAGATTGAAAAATGCTCATGGTAAGCATGACTATTAGTGGCATCCGTTGTAGCGATTATGAAAGAAAGGCTTTAGTTGCACTGATGCAGGGTAAAGGCAAGAAGAAACAGAATGATAAAGAGGACTTCGGAAAGGTTCTTGACAGAGAAATGGAAAGGAGAAGCAATGGAGAACAGAATAACACTGATCGGTGATGTTGTATCAGCACCAAGGGAAAGTCATAAAACATCGAGCGGTAAGAAATTTTATAAATTTTTCATCGGAGTTGAAAGAAAAAGCGGTGTTGCAGATATACTTCCTGTACTGTTTGATGAAGAAATCAGCGATACAGGAATCAGCGGAACAGTATGTGTCAAGGGAAAGATAATTACCCGGCACGTAAAAACAGGGTCTGGAAAAGCTATTCTTATGTATGTTATGGCTGATACAATCACAAAGCCAGAGGATGATAGCCCTTTGAATGAAGTAAGCCTTGATGGAATTATAGAGGAAAAGCAACTTAGAGAAACACCACTTGGCCGTAAAATCTGTGATTTGAAACTCAAAAACGTAAGAGAAAACGGAAAAGAGGATTTGATCACTTGCATCACATGGGGTAAGAGCGCAGAGTATGCGGACTCACTTGCTTTAGGCGATAAGGTAAGCACATACGGCAGATTGCAGAGCCGTAGATACAAGAAAACGTGTAAAGATGGTCGTGTTGTAGAAAAAGTTACATATGAGTTGTCAATAAAAGGAATCGTGGGGGTGTAATAATGCGAATGATTTTAAAATTGCTCCATATTGAAAATTTCAAAGGGGTAAAGGATAAGACATACGAATTTGGCAAGACAACAAGGGCTTCCGGCATGAACCGGAGAGGAAAGACCACAATCGGGGCGGCATGGTACTGGCTGACGTCTGATAAGAACTATGAACTTGTCAGCAATCCAAACATTAGACCGGACAATGTAGAAGATTGTATTCCAACCGTTACTGCAGATGTTGATGTGGACGGAAAAGAGATTACTCTTTCCAAGATGCAGAAGCGAAAAGTTGGAAAACCGGATAAAAATGGAGTTTCGAAAGTTACTATCACAAATACATATGAGATCAATTCTGTGCCTAAGACAGAACGTGATTTTAAGGCATATCTGGAAGAATTAGGGTTTGAGTTTGATAAATTCCTTGTTTGCTCGCATCCGAATGTGTTTACCAAAGACTTGAATCAGAAGAAAAAACAGGATGAAATGCGAAAGAATCTTTTTGCTATGTCAAGCGCAAAAACAGATTTAGAGATTGCGCAGATGAATAAAGAAACTGCGGATGTTGCCAAATTGCTTGAATCCTACAAATTTGAAGAGATTGAAGCCATGAACAATGCTTCCAAGAAGAAAGCAGTTGAACAGTTAGATGCGATTCCTAATCAGATTATCGGTCTGGAGAAAGCAAAGGTTGATATCGATGTGGCAGAGCAGGAGTTATTGAAAGCCGATTTAGAAAAAAAGATTGAAGCACTTGAAGATTTAATGGGGAAATCTGATGTGCGGATTGATGAAATGCGCAGCGAAGAAATGCATTGTCAGTTTGAAATGTCCGCTATCGCACAGACCATGAATAATGAACTTTCAAGCAAGAGCCGTGAGATTGAAAATCAAAAATACGACCATGAACGGAAGTTAGAGGATGTTCGTTCATCAATCAGAAAAGCACAGGATTCTATTGAGAGAAATAGAAAAACTATTTCCGAACAGAGCCTTAAGAGAGCCGATCTTGCAAAAAAATACAACGATGAAATTGCAAAGAAGTTTGATGATTCCAAGTGGGTATTTGACGAATCCACAACGGTTTGTTCGTTATGCGGACAAAGATTGCCGGAAGATAAAATAGAGTCTTTAAGAGCCGATTTTTCGCAGAGAAAGGCAGATGCAATCGAAATATTTAATGAAGAACACGCGAAAACACTTGCCATGATTGTTGATGATGGAAATGCGTTCGCTGAAATGATTAAGGATCTGACCAAGAATAACAAAGAATTGGAAAACAAAATTAACACCTTGAAACTTAATGAAGCGGAAGAAATTGACATTATCAAGGGATTTGATGAACAGATTTCTAAGATTCCGTCTTGCGCTGATTATATGCAGAATACGGAATATGCCAAGTTAAAGGCTAAACAGGATAAATTGCTTGCTGATATTGCAGAGTTAGAATCCAAGGGCAAAGATAAGGTGACTGATTACGCAAAAGATGATAAGGAAAAATTTAAGAGTCAGCTTGATGAAGTAAATAAGATTATCGCACAGGCTGAAAACAATGTTCGCATTGATGAACAGGTTGCAGATATGCAACAGAAACAGCGTGAGTATGAACAAGCAAAGGCAGATGCCGAGAAGATTATTTATCAGCTCAAAGAGGTTTCAAAGCGAAAGAATGAGTTGCTTGTTGAGGAAATCAATCAGCATTTCGGTATTGTACGTTGGAAGTTGTTCGATTTCCAGAAGAACGGAGAATATAAGGAAGTTTGTATTCCTACGGTACTTGATGAAGAAACCGGCATTTATAAGGTATTCGGAGATACGACAAACACCGGCAGGGAAATTGAAGCGAAGATTGATATTTGCAACAGTTTTCAGAAGTTCTTTAATATGTATGTTCCGATTTTCCTTGATGGTGCAGAAAGTATCAATGACGAATATGTACCGGCTGTTGATACGCAGTTAATTCTTCTGACAGTATCAGAGGACAAGCAGTTGAAAGTGGAGTGTGTGTAGAATGAACAGTAAGAACATCAAGCGGCATTTAGGTAACAAACTTCGTGACTGGATGGAGAGCATTGAGGATGAGAACGTAAAGGCTGTGGTGAAAGAAAATACCATTATTACAGGTGGCGCCTTGGTTTCCCTTTTAAAAGGGGAGCCGGTGCATGACTACGATGTATATTTCAGAACAAAAGATGCGTGTATTGCAGTTGCGAAATACTATGTTGATAAGTGGAACGATATGCACAAAGATAAACCAGTCACTCTTATGTGGGGAGAAGAATTGGCAAAAGCGACTGGTGGTGATAATGGTTCGGTAAAATGTTTTGTCCGTTCCAAAGGAATTGCAGATGAGGATGAAGTGGAAGGGAATTCCGTTTCTTACAATTTTGATTCACAAGCCGAGGAAGATGAAGCAGTTGGAATGGAGCACGAACAGGAAGAAACGGATTCGGATTCCAAAGAAAAATACAGACCACGTTTTATTACAAGCAACGCAATAAGCCTTTCAAACAAGATTCAGATTGTTACAAGGTTCTATGGAGAAGTAGAGGAAATTCATAAGAATTATGATTTCGTTCATTGCACTTGTGCATGGAGTTCGTGTGATAACGAGGTATTTCTTCCCCCTAAGGCGTTGGAGTGCATCATAAACAAGGAATTATATTATGTAGGCTCTAAATATCCGCTTTGCTCTATCATCCGCACAAGAAAGTACATTGAGCGCGGCTACCATATCAACGCTGGTCAGTATGTAAAAATGTGTATGCAGTTAAATGAGCTGGATTTGAAAGATGTAAAAGTCTTGGAAGAACAGCTGACCGGTGTAGATACAACTTATTTTCAGATGATGGTCGAAGCATTGCAGAAACACATGGAAGAGACTGGCGATTCCAAGGTTGACACAATGTATGCAATGGAATTGATAAATAAATTATTTTAGTTAGTGAGGTATCAGAGTGAATTATATCAAAGCAAAATTTCCAAACAGCACCAGAAGCTATACATACCGCACCGAGGATTCTGTGAAAGCCGGTGACACGGTTGTAAATGCCAAGGGTGCAAAGCTGATGGTCACGGATGAATCGGTTGATATTGCATGGGTGGAAACCTACGGCGCTGATAAGGTGGCGGTTGTGAAGAAGTGTGAAGAACCGGAAAGCGGTGGTGACGATGAGAGTTAATCCATGTAGATATTGTGCATTGTCTGTAAACCTTAATGGAAAGCATTGTTCAAGGTATTCTTCCGAAGAGTGCGCAAAATGCGAGAACATTCAAAAACACAGGGAATATCTTTTGAGCCAGCGAAAATTCGCAGAGGGTGAGCAGATTACAAGCATTGAGGAACTTTTGAAACAGGAATGGGTAATGTGGTATCACAGTACAAAGCACATAGAGGTTTTCAAGAATATGCAGCTTAATCTTGTTTTGAAATTTCTTAAAAATGGAGCATTTAGAAAAGCAATAAGGAAAGAAAGCGAGGAAAAATAATTATGGCAGAAACAAAGACGCAGGAAGCAGCAGTAGCAGAGGAAAAGAAAGAGGTTGCACACAGCAACAACAAGGTTACGGACTATAGCCTTGGGATTTTTGGAACATCCGACAATTTCATCATGGCTATGCAGATGGCAAAGGCATTATCAAGCTCAACGATCGTTCCATCAACGTTCCAGAAGAATGATGCGAACTGTCTGATTGCTATTGAACAGGCGCAGAGATTACAAGTAAGTCCGCTGATGGTTATGCAAAACTTGTATGTGATTCAAGGTAGACCATCCTGGAGTTCAAAGTTTCTCATTGCCGCAATCAACAATTCCGGTAAATTTGACATGGAATTACAGTTCGAGGAAACCAAAGATAAGGACGGAAAGCCTTATTCGTGCCTTGCTTGGACTACAAAAAATGGCCGCAGGGTTGAGGGAATGGAAGTTAATATGCAGATTGCGAAAGACGAGGGATGGCTTGGAAAGAATGGAAGTAAGTGGAAAACCATGCCACAGTTAATGCTTCGTTACAGAGCGGCATCCTTCTTCTCTAGTCTGAATTGCCCGGAACTGACAATGGGGCTTTATACGAAAGAGGAAATGCAGGACAACGATTTTAAGGAATATCCGATGGAAGATTTGCAAGAGCAAGTCAAGCGTGATATTTCCGAAAACGCCAATTCAGAGCCGTTTGTTGTAGCGGAATCCGAAGCGACCGACGGTGCAGCAGTTGAGCCGGAGAAAGTTGTTGAGAACGACGAGAACGTACCGGATTTTATGAAAGATTAGGAGGTTGCCATGAGAGTTATATCACAGGACGGGGCGATTGATGTGCCATATGAAGAGGTGATTATTCAGAGATTCAAGTCAAGGATTTATTTCCTGAATAAAAACTTAACAGGTGTTGAGTCACTTAACGATGACATGCAAATTGCTGGATATTCCACCGAAGAGAAAGCAAAGAAAGCCATGGAAGAATTGAGATATGCCTATATGTGTCACACCCTTGTAAAGATAGGGCAGACACCGCCAGATGGAATTGACGAAAAACTCACTATTGGTTTGAGCGGAGTATTTCAGTTCCCGGCAGAGGAAGAATTGGAGTAGCCTATGGAAGTTATATCAGTCTTAGAATCCGTGCAGAAAGGTATGGAAGATAACATTTACAATTTCTGCAAAGATGGAAAATGCAGTCAATGCGGTAACTGCTGTTCCAACATTTTACCGATGAGCAGAAAGGAAGTTGATGCCATTCACAGATATATTCGCAAGAATCATATCAAAGAGTGCAAACACCTGCTTCCTACTGCGAATCAACCATACGATATGACTTGTCCATTCCTTGATACCGGAAAGAGTTGTGAGAAATGCAGAATCTATCCGGTTCGACCGGAAATCTGCAAGCGGTTTATTTGTGACAATGAGCAGAGGGCAAAGCATAATAGGACATTGTTGGGACAGACGAGACAGATTGTTGATGTAAGGGAGGAGTTTTTTAGATGAGCATTGCAAGAGCGTGCAAGTTATGCGGAAGATTACAGAAAAAGGATGAAAAACAGTCCAATGAGAACTGGAACGTATATGACCCTAAAGCAAAATGCGAATGTGGTGGTTCTTTCGGATATATGGATTCAAAAGATGCAGAGAGGTTGAGAAACCATGATTGATTGTTATGTGTGTGGTTGCCGGACAAGAATACAGTATTTCGACTTTATGAATGGCAAATTTGTATTAAAGGACAGATGTTTGAATCCGCATTGCCAAAAGTACAATAAATGGGTAAGAGAGGTGACACAAAATTGAAACTTAAAGTCTTAGGTTCCGGTTCGTCCGGTAACTCATACGCCTTAATTGCCGACAATGGAGAAATTCTTGCAATTGAAGCCGGATGCAAATTTCTTGATTTTAAGAAAATGATTGATTGGAAAATCTCTGATGTGGTCGGTTGCATTGTAAGCCACGAACACGGAGACCATGCACGATACATAAAAGATTTCATGAAATCCGGTATTCCGGTTTATACGGCATTTGAAACGCAGACTGCACTTGAAACCATAACCGGAGAACGTACAATAGCCATTTCACCACGCACAGCACGGCAAATCGGCAGTTTTTCGGTAACATCATTCAATGTACCGCATGACACAGAAATTGAATGTTACGGCTATTTAATCGAGCATGAAGAAATGGGGCAGTTATTGTTCATGACTGACTTGGAATACTGCAAGTACAATTTCTCAAAGCTGAACATTGAGCATATCATGGTTGAAGCCAATTATAGTATGGACTTGGTAGACCGGAATGAGCCGAACTATGAACACCGACTGCGAGGACACATGAGCCTTGATACGGCACTTAAATTTATTCAGACGAACGACAACCCAGCTTTACGAAATGTCGTTTTAATACACTTATCGGACACAAGCGGAGATCCCGCGTTATTCCTACAACGAACGAAAGAAACAATTAAATATGGAGCGAATGTTTATGTTGCAGAAAAAGGGTTAGAGGTTGATATGAACCTTTGTCCGTTCTGAAAGGAGAAAGCATGAAATTATACATTTATAGATTTTGGAGAAATAAATTTTTTTTTGAAGAAGTAGACGTAGAGGAAAAGCCAAAGATGTATATCATCACAAAAATTGCAAATTTGGATATAAAGGACAGGGAATCCGCAAGGGCGAAATTGGTGCGTTAAGCGGTTGCAACAGGAATAAGGTCATTCTGACGGAGAAAGACAAGAAAAAGGCTGTTGAAATGCTTATTAACAGGCAGAACATTATTGTTGAGAGTTGCCGAGTACGTCTTGAAAAAGAAGAGAAAGCCCTTGAGACTATCAAAGCGGAACTTGAAAAGAATAATTAGGTTGAAACACCTTGGCGAAAGCCTAAAAGAAACTACCTTGTTTGGCGAATAGTTATCACAAACCTTATTGAAAGCCATGTTTTGGCGGTGCGTTCATCGTGCCGCCCTTACAAAAGATTGGAGGTAAAAATTGAAATTATGTAAATACTGTATGGCTGAATTTGAGCCGAAACGACCAGATCAGAAATATTGTAGACCAAAATGCGCCAAAAGATTTGCGCAGTTTAGAAATTTTAAAAGGGCTGGAAGAACTGTGTATACAAGAATATGCCCGAAATGTGGCAGGCTGTTTATGACGATAGACGAACACAAAATTGATTGCCAAGACTGCATCGGCAATGAAGTTAAAGAACGATTGAGAAAGCCAAAGAAAAAGGATGATGCAATCAAGGCTGTGAATCACATGGCACGCGCTTTCGGTATGAGCTACGGAAAGTTTGTGGCTCAAATGAGCATTAAACCATTGGAGAGGAAGCGATCGAGTGGATTATAAGAAATTTAGACAGGCAAAAGCCATCGAAGCCAAAAACAAGCAGAAATGGCTTGCATTGAACCCAAAGCTGGATGATGAAAGCGGAATTTACTCGTTAGTAAGGGTTGACGAGTATGGCTTCCGGTATGCCTACGTGGGACAGGCGAAGCACATTTTGACAAGGCTTGCGCAACATCTTGTTGGGTATCAGCACATTGATCTTTCGCTGAAAAAGCACGGTCTGTTTTCGCAAGACAACAAATATGGTTGGAAAGTTGGTTGCGCGCATTATCCAGAAAATGAGCTGGACGAGAAGGAGCAGTATATTATCAAACTGTATGCAGACAAAGGTTATCAGCTTCGCAATAAGACGAGTGGGTCACAGGGCGAGGGTAAATCTAAGATTGATGATTACCGTCCGGCAAAAGGCTATTATGACGGCATTAAGCAAGGCAAAAAGAGTCTTGCCAAGGAATTATCGCATATCGCTGAAAAGCACCTTGAAATCCGCTTGAAGCCGGAGAAACAGGGCAACAAAGTTTCTGAAAAGCAGTATGAGAAGTTTATGGCTTTGATTTCTGAAAACACATATGAGGAGAGTGATTAAATGGCAGAAGTCAAGTGGATTAAAATCACAACAGATGTTTTTGATGATGAAAAGATTCTGCTGATTGAGAGTATGCCGAGTGCGGATAGCATCATTACGATTTGGTTCAAACTTCTTATTCTTGCCGGAAAACAGAATAACAACGGTGTGTTTATGATGAGCAACAAGTTACCGTTCACGGATGAAATGCTTGCCACCATTTTCCGCAGAGATTTGAACACGGTAAGGCTTGCACTTAAGACCTTTGAAGAATTTGGGATGATTGAGGTCGTTGACAATGTGATAACGATTCCGAATTGGAATAAGCATCAAACGCTTGACGCTTATGAGAAGAAAAAGGAACGTGACAGGCTTTATCAGCAGAACCGGAGAAAGAAGCAGAAGAACCTAATTGAGCAAAAATCGCCCGATAAATCGTCTGACGTCGCTGTTTCAGATAAAGAAGAAGAAAAAGAAGAAGATAAAGAGAAAGAAAATATAAAAGAAAATTCGCTGTCGACCGATTCCGGAGATTTGTTTGATTTTGACGATGCATGGAAAAAGACTTTTAGTATATACCCCAAGAAAACAGCGTACAGTACCTCTAAAACGGCTTGGATGGATAAAGTGCTAGAAGTTATCGAAGAGAACCAACCGGACATTGCACGGCTGTTATACAAAGCCACAGAAGCATATTTGAGTGACTATCAAGAAAAGAATCCAGACGATACGGATTTTCGGTATATTCCAAAATATGTTGATTGGCTGAAAGATGATTGCGATTATTGGTTGTCAATCGTGGAGAAAAGACAGCGAGGTGATGGAAGTTGACAGAAGCAGAATTTGGAGTGATCGGGTGCGTACTGATTGACAATGATGTGCTAAATAACATCTGGAGAACGCTGAAACCGGAAATGTTTAGTTCTGATTTCGCGCAGGACGCATACAAGGAAATGCTTGCCATGTATGACCGGAATGAAAGTATAGACCCAATGTCGTTATCAATGGCACTTGAGAATCACAAATACACACAGGAGCAGATCAGCGAATTGATGAAATCCTGTATTTCGGGAACAATCACTTCAACTATGGTTAAAAGTTATGCCGATGCGGTTGCGAAAGAATACAAGGCAAGAATGGTTCGTGACATGTATCAGAAATCCAGTTTAAAACCATGCGACATTGATGATACAATCAGCGATCTTCTTACAAGACTTGAACATTTGCAAGAGGGAAAAGAAGTAAAGCTAAAACCAATGAAGCAGATTGCAGTTGAGAATAAAGACAAATATTTCAACGAAAGTGTTGGAGATGGTGGTATAAAAATCGGGTTATCGCAACTTGATGATGCACTTGGAGATCTTGAACGTGGTGATGTAACAGTAATTGCCGCAAGACCGGCAGTTGGAAAATCCGCACTCACAACGCAGATTATTGGGAATATGGCAAAAAAGGGACTTAAAGTCGCATATTTTAACTTGGAGATGATCGATAAACAGGTGTATGAGCGATTTATTTCAAGACTTACGGAAATCGGCTTAACAAGAATCAGAAGGGCAAAGGCTTTTCTTGGAGATGAACAGGAAAAATTTAACCGAGCAAATGAAGAAATGAGTAATTATCAATTATGGGTTGCGTCCGGCACTGTATCTCCGAGAGAGATAAAGTCGGAATGCAGGCACCAAAACTTTGACGTTATCGTTGTTGACTATCTGCAATTGCTTATGCCGGATAACAGATATTCCGGAAGAAATGAAGAAGTAGCATCAATTTCAAGAGGTTTAAAATCGGTTGCAAGAGACTTAAATACACATGTGATAGCACTTTCACAGATAACAAGAGCTTCCGAAAGCAGAGACACAAAAGAGCCTACCATGGCAGAGTTGAGGGAATCCGGGGCAATCGAACAGGATGCGTCAAACATAATTATGCTGTGGAATCTGTCAGACAATGACAAGGGGGCCAAGGGCGCAAAAATCGAAAAGAACAGACAGGGAATGACAATGCGTGAAGCAATGGAGTTTGATGGAGATCACATGAAGTTTGTTGAAATCGACAAACCACTTGATGATGTTGTTGCGGAAATCAAAAAGAAAGAACGTGGGGACGGATTCAAGCCATACAATGGCAATTGTCCGTTTTAGGGGTAGCAGCTATGGCAAGTGCAAAGATCGAAAAGGGTTCGGAAGAATGGCAGGTATTTATGGATTATTGGAAGCTTATCCAAGACTACTACGCGCCGGATAATGACGATGCATGGTGGCAGGAAGTGATGAAAGCCGGGGAAGAACTGATAAATAAATACAAAGGCATGGAAATTGAAGAACGCGCAAGACAGCTTGTATTAAGTCATTTTGCATAGTTGGAAATTACATACAGAAAGGGCAAAAATGTCGGAACAAAGATTGTATGAGATTGTTAATCTCAAAACAGGGCAGGTATACAACCGGGTGAAAAGCAACGAGGTAAGAATGGTGATCGGGTTGCCAAGACATATTCAAATCGGTCAAGTTGCAAATTCCAAGGATAAAACATACAAAAACTGGTATGTTCAAATACTTGGCGATCGGTGCGAAAGAGTCTTTCGGAAATCAAAAATTTACCCATTTACGAAAAAGACGTACAAGCAGTGGGAAAATCTGAATCGGAGGTATTCGCAGGTATGAGCAATGCATTAAAGAGAAAAAGTAATAAAAATCTGTTTTTTACAAAGCAGGACACGAAGATTATTGGCAGAAATAGCTTCGAAAAACGAAATTCTGATGCGGTTATCACAAGATCATACAAAGAGTTTGTCGTGATCGGCTATATTATCCTGCACGACAAATTCGGATTCGGGCAGAAACGCATTGTGCGATTGCAGGAATTATTGAAACAGTATTTAGATGCCGCGTCTGCCGACGGTTGGAATGGGAAAGATTTATCCGTAATGCTGAAACAGAAATATGAAATTGACGTTCAAGAGAAAGTGAGAAGTGTGTCGCAAAGACAGCTTATGATCTTGTACGTAAAGAAAGGTTTCTGCATCGAGCGTGAAGCATACAGGCTTTCCAGCGCATCTTTGTTTAACTATTTCGCGCTCACGCTTACGATTCTGAAAAAGGAATTTAAGCTATCTGTTAAGCAGTTGCAGGAGTTTTTAGACAAGTTTGTTGATTATATTGATACGTTAGCTAATTACAAGCAGTTTCAGTTGACGGTTCCTATGATAGCTGAAACGTTAGCTGATGAGATTAAGTTTGTATGTGATTTGGAGGTTTAATAATATGACAAATAAAGAAAAATACGGAGATGAGATTATAGAACTTGCGACAAACACAGCTGTGTTTGGATTAAAAAATGGAAAGCCTGCAATTTGCGAAGAAATTAAATGTGAAGAGTGCGATTTTTATGAATCAAATTCGTGCAAAGGTAGTGCGTATAATTTCCGCGAATGGCTTAATTCGGGGTATGTTGAGCCGCCTGTTGATTGGAGTAAGGTTGCAGTCGATACGCCGATTTTGGTAAGAGATCATGAAAATTGCGAATGGACTAGAAGACATTTTGCAAAAATAAAAAACGGAACGGTGTTTGCATGGCGCGGTGGGACAACGTCTTGGAGTGAGGATGATGAAGAGACTATTCCGTGGAAATATGCCAAGCTTGCAGAAAGTGAGGAATAGACATGGAGAGATTAACAGAGCGAACAGCGGATGGAATATTAGTAAAGGAGAATTGCGAGAAAGAAATTGCTGAAATGTTTTTAAAGGCATTTGATGATAGTGAAGAAAAGATTTCTTGTAACTGCAAGCACAACAGCAATTCAATAGATAACGAGCCTTGTTGCAGATGTGATAGCAAAGTTTCAGAAAATGATGATACAAAAAACAAAGTTACATCTCTGGAAATTATCGTAAGGATGATAGACAACAAGCCATATTACGAAATCAAGTACAAAAAAGTCGGCGAAGATTATTACCATGTAGGTTACAGTTCATTTAATATTGATAATGTATTGAAATGGCGTGATGAGTGTTTTGAACTTGTTGATGCGAAAGCGACCAATGCCGACAGGATAAGGAATATGTCGGATGAAGAGTTAGCAGAGTTTCTTTGCAAAGTAAAATCAGATTATCAGTGGATGGAACATGAATTTCCGAGCGAAGAAGAACACGGCGAGTGGGAAGAATGGCTTCAATCAGAAGCGGAGTAGGAGAGAATATGGAAGATAGATATTTATTCCGCGGAAAGCGGATTGATAATGGCGAATGGGTGGAAGGATATCTGTCATACCCATTTTGCACGAAAAAGGGCAACGAAAGTTATTATTTCTACACAAAGGATAGTTTGGGTTTCTTCTGTCGTTGTGTTGTAGATGCATCAACTATCTGCCGGTGCACTGGACGGACAGATCGAGATGAGAAATTGATATTTGAACACGATGTAATTGTTTATCTTGACACATATAGCACAGAAAGCGGATATGCAGAAGCAGATTGTGCCGGTGAAGTTTTGTGGGATGAAGAAACATTGTCTTTCCAAGTTACAAACAGATTATCTGCTGAAAGCTATGAGGTTTTGGATGAATGTAGTGTTGTCGGCAACAAATTTGACAATCCGGAATTGTTTGAGGTGTAACTATGACGGAGAATGAAGCAATCGAATTTATGAAAAGATATTTAGATGCTGATTGCTATACAGATAAATGCGTAAATGCGCACAATATGGCAATCAATGCACTTGAAGAAGTACAGCAGTACCGAGCAATCGGAATGGTGGAAGAATGCCGGGCGGCTGTGGAACGTCAGAATCCGAGAGCTGCTATTACTGAAAAAGAAGATAATGGGATTAAAAAATATACATGTTATGCATGCGGTAGGTACATGGGTTGGTCAACTGGAACACTTCCTGCTCGTTATTGCTGGAAATGTGGTCAGAAATTGGATTGGGGTGATGAAGAATGATTTTTCAATCGTACATAAATTTCTTTCTACTAATCCTTATAGCCATTAGGTTAGATATTCTAACAAAATTTGGAGTCAATCTTTTTTGCGTTCTGTCAGTTGTAGCGATGATTGGACATGAGATTTTTGATTATTTGAAAAAGGAGATAAAAAACGATGAGACTGATTGATGCAGATGCACTAAAAGAATATTGCATGCGTGCGAGTAAATCTGATGATGATTTTAGGAGAGTAAGTTTGGCAACATTGGCGAGCGTGGTAGATGCACAGCCGATTGCCTACGATCCGGACAAGGTTGTAGAAAAACTGGAAAAGAGACGAATGGACGCATTAAGGCATCTTCGGGAAAATAAGGGGACAGAATTCGGATACGCATCTGAATGTGTGTATAATGCTTTGAATGAAGCAGTTGAAATCGTGAAAGGCGGTGGAGTGAATGAAATGGAAGAATAAAGCAGTAACAAAAATAACAGGTATTTCGTTAAGCTCAAGCGTCAGAGAACTTGCAATGGCGATAAATCATAATGCAGAAGTCTTGAGAGAAGCAGTGCAGAAGATAGAAGAATTGAGCGATAAAGTTGATCGACTAAAGGCGGGTGAAGCGGATGCCAATTAAACCGATTTTATTCAACACCGAAATGGTTCGGGCGATTCTGGACGGAAGAAAGAGCTGCACCAGACGTGCGATAAAGCCACAACCACAATCAGGGCTATGTTATACATATGCAGGTAGCCACAAGGATTGTATAGGAAAATGGACATATCCAAACAGGGGAGCACACGAACTTTGGGGCGAAGAATATAAGCTTCCGGAAAATATAAAGGATGAGGAATTAAGCAAACGATGGAATCCACCATATCACACAGGTGATATCCTGTATGTCCGGGAAACATGGCAATGTTGGCGAGCACACCGATACGAAGCAACTGCTGACATAAGATTTAGAGCAGGCGGAGATGATGTAAGGTTGCAATTTGCAAATGGAAATACAGATTCCATAAACCGATTAGACTATGACACATTTGTGCATAAGTGGTTCAGTCATAATGGCGAGTGGAAACCATCATTATTTATGCCAAAAGAAGCAGCGCGTATCTGGCTTAAAGTTACGAATGTGAGAGTGGAGCGGTTACAGCAGATTACGGAAGTCGGCATACGGAAAGAAGGAATTGAGGTAGATCCGAAGGAATGCGTTGGTAAATTTGATTTCATCTCTGAATTGTTTTTCTTATTTCAGAGATTGTGGGATTCTACCATCAAGAAATCAGACCTTGACCGCTACGGTTGGAGTGCAAATCCGTTGGTTTGGATTATCGAATTTGAACGGTGCGAGAAGCCGGAGGGAGTGTGAAGTATGACTGAACTTGAATGGAAAGAAGTCGAACCAGAGCAGGAAGACTGGAAGAAACAAATTGATGTAGTTGCCTATTACGGAGATCTCGTCATAGGAAGCATTGTTTATTGTGGTGAAGAAATTGGATGGAAGTCTGTCATTGATGGGCACATGGATTTTTTACAGGCAGAATCTCTGGAAGATGCGAAAGAAGAAATGATTGATGCGTTAGATAATCATTTCACAGACCAAATCAATTATTACAAAGAATTGCAGGAAAGCCTTGACGAATTAAGGGGGAATGAAAATGCCTAAAGCAGTATTGGTAATGGATATGCCGGAACAGGTATGCCAGAAATGCACATTGTGCTATGAGACAGAGAATGATGACGAATATCTGTGCTGTGCGACAGGAAAACTTTTGCCAGACGGAGAAAAGCCGGAGTGGTGTCCGCTCCGAGAATTGCCGGAGAAGGTGGAAGAACTTCCATCTGAAAAATATGAATTTGGGAGTCTGGGGATGGCATTTGCGGCAGGCTTTAATGTGTGCTTAGAGAAGATTTTAGGAAAGGAATAACGAATCCTCGGTAAACCGAGGTTGCAACTTAAAGGTTTATGGATTTATTGAAAGTAGGTGAGAGCGAATGAGTGGTGGAAGTTGGAATTATTTGTATTGTAAAGATGTTGACGAGCTTATGAATGGTTCGTCAGTAGAAACATTGCAAGATATGGTTGACAGATTGAACAGTGCAGGTTTTGAAGATGTGGCTAAAGATACACAAAGATTAGTTGAGTATATCAAGTCGGCAAGTATACGAATAGAAACACTTTTTGAAGCACTTAGTCCTGTATTTAAGGCTGTTGAATGGTTTGATAGCGGAGATTGGGGCAAAGAAGCTCTGAATAATGAGGTGCTTAAATATCGAAAGTCTAATATTGATAGTTATGACAAAGCTGTTGATGATTTGACCGCTAACATCATTGAGCGTTTTTCCGGAATGGCTATGTCAAGCGGGTTACCAACCGAGGGCGCAACTTGGGAAAATGCCATAAGACAAGTAAAGCAGATAGCAGAAAAGCTGAAAGGAGCGAAGCAGAATGAAGATTTTAAGCAAGAAGAAATACAACAAACTCATTGAAGATTTTGAGGAATTGCAAAAAAAGGTCGAGGAACTCAAAAGGATAAATGAAAGCCTTGGGAAAAAGTTAGAGGATAAAAAGACGAGTTGCAAGCTGAATAGTGGTAAGGATTTCTGCTTTAAATGCGAAAACTCTTACAGATACAAGACATATTGGGGAGGGATGGAAACCGAAAAATGCGGTTGTTTGCTTGATGTGCCTTGTGAGGATTTTAAGAGAAAAGAAAGCGAGTGATTCAGAATGAGTGACAATGTAGAGATAGTAATAGCACAGGCTTTAATGATGAGAATTAAAGATTATGCAGAAAGAGCCTTGGATAAAAAAGATGTAACACTTGATATGGCTATGGTTGAAATACGCGATACGGTTGACGCTTATGACGAGTATTTTCAGACAGGCAGAAAGCCCCAGTAATTAACTAAAAATCAAAGAAAGGAATAGGTTGTGCGCACATAAAACCGAGGTTTCCTTTTGGTAAGAAAAATGAAAAAGAAGTTAAAATGTGAGATTTATCGAGATTCTATGCAGAATTACAAAAAGTATGCGATCCCTCCTGCACAACTTATTATTGCAGACGTTCCGTATAATGTCGGGAACAATTTCTACGGCAGTAACCCTATGTGGTATAACGGTGGCGATAACAAGAATGGAGAAAGCAAACTTGCGAAAAAGGCGGCTTTCAATTCGGATTTTAACTTTAACTTGTATGAATACTTCCATTTTTGTTCAAAGATGTTGAAAAAAGAGGACACAAAGCCTATTGCAAGGGGCAGAAGCAGTAATAGCCCTTGTATGATTGTGTTTTGTGCATTTGAGCAGTTGTCAACATTGATTGCGTCGGCGAAAAAACATGGATTCGTTAATTACATACCGCTTGTATTCTGTAAAAATTACAGTCCACAGGTACTTAAAGCTAATATGCGTATCGTAGGTGCTACGGAATATGCACTCGTACTGTACCGAAATAAGTTACCGAAATTCAGAAACGGCTTGCAGATTGATGAAAACGGAAAGAATATCAGAGGTACAGGACACATGATTTTCAATTGGTTTACTTGGGAGAAAGACGGAAAAGATATACCGAAGATTCATCCAACGCAAAAGCCGGTAGCAGTCCTTAAAAAGCTGATTGAGATTTTTACAGACGAGGGAGACGTTATTATTGACCCTTGTTGCGGTAGCGGTAGCACGCTAAGAGCCGCCGCAGAGCTTGGCAGAAGTGCATACGGATTCGAGATTGACAGAAACTTTTACGAGCGCGCAAAGAATGAAATGCTTGTATTTGAAAATGATGAGCAAATGGATTTATCAGATTATATTTAATGGAGAAATGGCTTATGAAATTTACAAAATTCATTAAGCCAGAACTTGAACAAATCAAAGAAAATGCCAATTTCACGGAAGAAGAGGAGAGAATTTTCTCTCTTCTCTGCCGTGGTTTTTCACAAAAGCAAATATCCACAAAAGAAAATCTATCACTAAGAACGATAGAGTACAGAGTGAGAGATATAAAAGATAAAATAGAAAGAACGGGGGTATTTGATTGGATGAAAAAGAACTGTTGAAATATGCCGTTGATAGTGGTATTCTCGACATAGCACTTGTGCAGAAACAAGTTACTATGCAAAAGAGAGAAAAATTACTCAACAAAAACCCTTATAAAATCTATCAAGGAAAGGATGAGAACTGGTACTCATATCTGCCGGATGAAGTAAAAGGCAGACGTAAAATCAAGGCAAAGCGCAGAGAAGCGGTCGAGCAGAAAATCATTGATTATTGGAAAGAGAGAGAAGATGACCCCACAATAGAGGAAATCTTCAACCGTTGGATTTCACAAAAGCTGGAACTTGAAGAAATCAGCAGGGCAACCTATGACAGATACCTAATGGATTTTCAAAGATACTTTGACGGTATCAAGGATAAGAAAATCAAAGGTGTAGACGAATGCGACCTTGAAACGTTTATACGAAATAGCATCCATGATTTCGACATGACTTCCAAGGCGTTCTCAAACTTCCGAACGCTGATTTACGGAATCTTTAAGTATGCCAAACGGAAGAAGTATGTCAAGTTTTCCATTACATACACGCTGAAAGACATGGATATATCGCCAAAAGCGTTTAAGCACGTAGTCCGAAAGGCAAAAGACCAAGTATATATGCCGGATGAAAAGGAACGCATGGAGATGTACCTTAGAAATCACTTAGATATCGTAAACCTTGGATTGCTATTTATGTTTAAGACAGGAGTCCGTGTCGGGGAATTGTCGGCATTAAAGCGGAAAGATGTTGAAAACTACACGGTTGCGATCAATTCTACAGAAACACGCTATCGTGATGATGATGGTTTTCACTATGAGGTCAAAGATTTTCCGAAATCAGAAGCCGGATTGCGATTTGCCATATTGCCGGATAAGTACAAATGGATTCTTGATGAAGTACGAAAGAGAAATCCCTTCGGGCAATATCTATTTGAGAGAGACGGAGAACGGTTGAAATCCTACAACTTTCGTGAACGTTTGCGGTATATCTGCGAACATGAATTGAGAATGAAAGTGAAATCTCCGCACAAAATCCGAAAGACATACGGAAGTATCTTGCTTGACGGAAAAGTGAAAGAGTCCACAATCCTTGATACCATGGGGCATACAGACATTAGTTGCACAAAAGATCATTATTATTTTGATCGTACCGGAATTGAGGAAAAGAGACAGGAACTTGACTTAATCGAAGCATTATGAGTCCCTAGTACTCAAAAGTACTCAAAGAAAAATTGAAAGAATGGCTATTTTAAGCCATTTCAAGACAATTACTCTAGGGTTCGATTCCCGTACGGACTGTT